CAGTAAAACTGACAATTTACGAATAGAAATTGGTGCTAAATGACAGTGAGATACTCGTTATGCAAACTATCGTAATGAAGTTTAACGAAGCAGAATCTATTGCATGGGTGCATCAACATCAATCACCAAAAGAAAAGAAGATGCAAGTAAGAACATTTTATCGCATTAAGGGCAAGTTAAGATCAATCACAGACAAACGTAAGTTTGAATTACAAAAGCATGGGTTATGGCAACAACACATAGAACGCATAGACCAACTAGAAACAATCCTGAAATTTTCATGGCAGAACTTTCACTTGGCACAAACGCCTGTGGCTAGACAGAGAATATTAGATTCAATTACAGCAATACAACCGTTATTGTCTGCATACTATTCGGCTTCACAAGAGGTAATAGAACACGATGCAACGAAAGAGCTTCAAGATACAGGACATTTATCCAACATTCCAAACTAGCCATGATGCAGTAGAGGAAGATGTTTCAGAAGAAATATCTCAACTAAAATTCTTCTGTGGCAAGATTAACCCTAGTGAAAACTGTTGTTTCTCACATAGAGTAGGTTTGCCATTACACCCTGCAACATTACAACCAATGATGTACATGCCACATCAACTAGACCTAATCAAACAATCATTGTCAGACAAGCAGGTAAAGTTTCACATTAACAAGTCAAGACAGATTGGACTTACAGAGATAGTTCTAAGAATAATTCAGTATCACTCTTTCCACAAATACAAGGGGGGTAAAATCCTAATCATCGCAGGAACAAGAGAGAAAACAACCAAGACAGTAATGTTGCGTTTGAAATCACTGTTCAATGAAATTAGGTCAACTGTTGTTAATGACAAAAATGATTTGCACATTACGTTAAAGAATGGAACAGAGATAGAAGGAAAACCGTCTAACAGTGAAGCCATTAGAGGTGAGACAAAAATCAAAGCAGTAGTCATTGACGAATCTGCACACTTTGCAATCGTTGATGATAGTGTTGTACTAGATGCAGTAGAACCAATCCTGCACACAAATAAGTCTGACATATTTCTGGTCAGTACACCTAGAGGTCAGAGGGGATTCTTCTACGAAATATCAAAGTCAGAAAATGATTACAAGAAGTTACAATATGATTACACTAACGCAATAGGTTGGATTTACACGCAAGAAGAAATGGAAAAAGAATTACAGCGTACTGACATTGACGTTGACCAAGAATACAGATGCCAATTTACTTCTGCTAGAAGTTCCATATTTGGTGTTATTACTGACGATGCCACAGAAGATTTCGAGGTCGAAAATTACTGATGGAAGTTACAGATTTACCAACATTATTTCAGGTTGCAGTTGCACAAGAAACTAACGCACAATCAATAGAATCACTACACGCATTATTTCTAAAACAACAAGAGATGATTGAGCAATTACGAAAACAAAACAATAGTATGAAAAATCTAATTGATGCCCAACAATCTCTTATCGAAAACATGTACAATGAAACGATAAAGAAATGATAGGTAATTGGCTAAGGAATCATAATCCATTCCATGAACCAGAATGGGAATTGCCTGACAGACAGGAAATACAAGACATTGTTGATGATCTAAAACGTGAGTTATATTATTCTGAACTAAAAGGGGTTGAACGTACAAAGTTAGTTTACAAATTATGTAATGCGTATAATCTACTGTCAATATCAAAAACACCTAAGAATGAAGGCAAATGGGTTTGGGTTGAAAAAGATGAATCCTAATGCTTGTTCCAAATGCAAAAAAGATTCAGGTTGGAAATGGACTTGGGGAAAAAACGATGGTGCATCAAAAGGTTATGCAACATGCAATTCTTGTGGAGCTAAAGCCCTATGAGAATCGCAGGGATTGATAGTGGCAAAAGGCGAGATAGTTTCGCATTTGTAGGAATTGAAATCAAAAACAATAATGTCTATGTCAAAGGTGTAAAGACTTGGCTTGGCAGAAATTATCTTGAAGTTGAAAATCTGATTGCAAACATACACGATACACAACCGTTTGATTACTATTCAATCGAGGTCAATGCTTCTGGTGAACATGTCTTTGAGGAACTAAAGTACAGACATAAGATTCCAAACGTAATTCCATTGTTTACAACCAGAGAGGTCAAAGACCAATCTAAGATTAACACAGGCAGAATACTTCCGAAGAACCAGATGGTGATGTGGCTTAGTCGAATGTTCCAACAGAACAGAATCAAGTTCCCAAAAAATACAACTAAGGACATGGAAGAATTGAAAAGACAAATCTCAATCTTTAGTGAAGTCATTACAGAATCAGGTTCAGTAAGTTACAGGGCAGAGGGAACAGAGCATGATGATACCGTCATGGCATTACTGTTGGCATGTTTCATTGGCAGGAATTTTATCAAAGGCAACGAAGGCTTCACACAACCATTGGCAGTTGTTTCACATAGGTTTGACTTTAACAGTGATGAAGAAAATATTTGGGGGTCAGGTATTCCAACTCATTTAGAATCAACAGGTCGTGAAGTGCATTACCCATGAGCATAAACTTGGAACTAACAGTTGACGATTACAAGAATATCATTAATTGGTTTGAAATTGCATTTGCAAAAAACAGTTCACAAAAACTCACAGATGATACAACATTCAAGAAAGTTACTGTGATGTGCATGGCAAAGCTTGAGGAAATGAAAGAAGATGAAGAACAAAAAGAGTAACTCAATACTTCGGTATGACAGGTATGTACGAGAGTTGGAAGAACTAGAAAGAAAGCGAATTAGGAAATTAAAGCAAATCTTGCAACTTAGAGACAAGCTTGGAATCAAACCTGATGGCAAGTAAGAACTATGAGATAGGTAGGCGTTTTGAATACAGAGTTCAGAATTGGTTTAGAAAGCATGGGTATTACGTTTCAAGAAGCTATGCGAGTAAAGGTCTTGTAGATTTACTAATCGTGCCACCATTTGTCAAAGACGGTTGGTATAACATTACACTTGGAATACAGGCAAAGAAGAATGGCTATGTTCCACCAGAAGAACGCAAGACTTTGGAAGAATGTAAAAAGAAATGGCAGATGATGATACTGATTGCTTGGTCAGACAAGAAGCGTAAGTTAAGGTTCAGGACTGTTGACGGTGTAGAGATTCCCCTTGATTCACTCATTTACAAATAGTTCTCTTTATACTCAAAACTCTCAATTTGGTGTTGCCAACCAAGAAAAAAACCTCAAAAAAGACTGATAATATTTCTCATAATTGGGTAGCAGAAAAGCAGGAACACACACCAATACCTGCAACAAATTATGCTTCTGCATCACGTAGGCAATCAACTAATGATCATCTGTACATGTATTCCAATCCTAGTTACACAGACCAAGAGTTAGAATGGTTTGAAGATGTTTGGTCGTCTAGTATTGCAGGTGCAGTAATTGACAAGCTAATTGAATATGTATTTGGTAACGGAATCAAACCTGTCTTTGAACTAATCAATGATGCAGATTTAGATGATGATCAAAAGAAAGAACAACTCAGAATGTATGAAGATGAACTTAACGAATTAATCGAGTATGATAAGAAAATTAGATTTGAAAAGAAACTCAAAGAAGCAATAACAAACTGCATGGTGTTTGGTAGATGTGTTGTTGCGTTTGAAGGCAGAGGATTACCAAGAGCATTAAAAATTATACACCCAAGAGACACAGGCAGAGTTTTCATTAATCAAAAAGATTGGTCACTTGAAAAAGTCATTACAACTTTCCCATCAGATGAGATTACACCAGACGATATGCTTTACTTGTGTAACAGACCTGATTCACCAAAAAGACGTACAATGTGGTATGGTTATTCAGACTTGCAAAGAGTTGTAGGAAGTGCAAGATCATGGCGAAGATTAATCGAAGCTGACATGCCTGAAGTTGTTTCATCAATGTGGGCAGGATATGGTATGTTCCTTGTTAAGAAAATGGGTAGGTCTAAAACAGATTCACAAAATGATATGAACACATTATTACAAAGTTTGAAGGCAGGAAGTTTCAATGCAGTTTCCGTTGATGCAAGTGATGAGGTAGAATATCACAGCTTAGACTTACAACCAAAGATTAAGGAAATGGTTGACTTGGCAAGTTTCTATGAAAGAATAATCATTGGTAACTTTGCAGTTCCATCTGCTCTAATGGGTAGAGAGGAAGATCAAAATCGTGCAACACTAATTGGTAAAATTAATTTCTTCTTGTCTGGTGTTGTAAAGGCAAAACGTGATTGGATTGCTGACATGGTTTCACAACAATGGTATGAACGTAATATGATAAAGATGGGTATGGGTGACTTGTTAGACAAAGTTCGTGTCAAGACAGAGTTTGAATCAATCATTGTCGAATCATGGTTTGACCTAGTTGATTCAGTGTTGAGAGTTAAAGGAATATTCCCTAACATGCCTGACGATCAACTACTTGAATTATTGAACTTGGAAGAATTCAAATCGGAATTAGCACAGTCAACAACACCAACAACAGATGTGCCACAAGGTAATGTTCCAATCAATACTGCACAAGATATTGTCAATAAACAAATCAACAAGACCATTAATCAAACTGATACTGTATCTGCCAAAAAGATTGACGATGAAGTTATCAAGACAGCATTAGATGCAAAGAAGCTTGAGGTCTTGGATAACCTAGACAAGATGATAAAAGATGCAGGTAGAAAAACTAAAAGCAATAAGAAAAGCAGTTGAAGCTTTATCCATTCTTAGTGCTGAAAAAAAACAGCGTGTAGTGTTCACTACCCAAAACGACAATCGTGTTGATGATAGAATTTGTCTTGAATTATCTGGTATCGCATTTGATATTGATGATCCACTTAGACCAATAATCCCACAAGATACACACCCACGTTGTAGATGCTATTACACAGATGAAGAAACAGGTGCAATCATTACAGACATTTCTAGCAGACGTTCAACAAGGGAACGTAACAAACTAACTGACAGACAAAGACTGAATCAAAACAAACGAGACAAGCAGTATCTTACACAATACAAGATGGACATTATCGTTGAGACTATGGAAGAAAACGAAGCTTGGCAGAGTAAGATTCCTGACTTTCCATTCAAAGATGCAAGTGTTGAGAAAATAACTAGATGGATAACCATGCTATGAATGATAAACTAGCACACTTCATTGTAGGGTTTATTCTAAGCATCATGGGATTGTTCTACTTTCCTATGATATTATCAGGATTCTTTTTTGCATTAGGCAAAGAGTTTGTTGATTCATTAGGTTATGGTAATGTGGAAGTCAAAGATGCGTTAGCTACAATATGTGGTGCAGGTATTGCCACAGGAATAGTTCTCTTAGTTACTGATCTAGGATTTTTAGTATGGCATTAATCAGGTTTGAAAATCAAGACAAGTTTTTCGTAAAATTCTTTCTATTAGATGCTTCATTGAACCTCAATAGGTGGGGTGTAACAAGACAATCCCTTGAAGCAAACCTCGAAACTTTTGTAGGAAAACCATTTGTTCTTACACCAAAGTTTGATCACCCATCAGCACAAGATGGCGATGATCTGTTAGTCCAACAGGAAAGATACAGAGTAGGTAATATTATCATGGTTGGAATTGAACAACGCACAGGTAAAGCATGGGGTGTTGCAGAAATTACTGATAACAATGCAAGAGACATAATCAAGAATGGTGAAGTAAATTTTGTATCACCAAGTATAGTATTCAATAATTCAGATGAACAAGATGTTCATGGTAATTCAGTTATAGAACATTTTGAGGGAGCTCACGTAGCAGGTGTAGCTGAACCTGCATATCACATTGACAAAGCACAGATCAAAGGAAGATGTTCTGGTGATGAAGGTGAGTGTGTTAAACAATTACAGAAGGTCGAAGCTAGTGTAAGTCCTTGTGGCAAATACGCAAACGTTGAGACACCTAACAAACTAATCGCTATGGCAGGTGCAGAGTGTGTCAAGAAATGTATTGATGCAAAAGTTGCAGAAGGAAAAACCATAGATGAACAGGCATTAGCAATTTGTTATTCAGAATGTTATGATAGTAAAGATGGAAACATTGACCCACAATCCCTAGACAATATTACCAAAGTTGAGATGTTAAAGAAGAAAAAGAAAGAAGCTGACAATGGTGGGGAAGTCACAAGCAAGAACAAAGTTGTAAAAAAGATACCAGATGATGATGAGGAAAAGGCAAACAATACTTCCCTTAAGTCAAAACAATCAGAAAAAATCAACAACATGAAATCAAAGTACGCAGAAGAAAAATCAGAAGATAAAGATGAAACTGCAAAAAGAGCAGAGGATTTATCCAACGAGGAAGAAAAGCGTTTTGACGAAGAAATAACTAAAGCTAAAGCCAAAAAGGCAGAGCATGACGATGATGAGGATCATGAATCAGCAGACGATGAAAACAAACTTGATCTTACAGATAGACAAGAAGAATATCTCAAAGATAAGAAAGAATCCAAACTTGCAAGTCAAGTTAGAGTTCTAAAGTCAGAAGTAAATTCATTAAAATCCCAAATCAGACGAGCAAAAATAGAACCAATCATTGATTCTATCTTAGATGCTAAATCCAAACTCGGAACTTTAAAGAGTGCAGAAGCAGAATACAACAAACTAATCAAACTCGATAGTGATACACTAGAAAGTTTGAAAGCAGATTACGACAAACTTGCAGAGGGTTCAACCTCACCAAGATTTGAAGTAAAATATGCTAGTGTTGAAAAAGGTTCAGCAGATGCAATCATGCAAAGAATTCGTGAAGGGGGTAGTTACTAATGGTCGCATCAGCAGGTGCATTTGCTAGATCAACTGACATAACTGTTCAACAGTTCAAGGTCAAAGCATCTACAAGCATAACCATTGGTCAAGCAGTAGCTCTCGATTCATCAGGACATGCAGAAGTCGCAACAGCATCAGCAGGTGACGTATCAAAAGGTCTATTCTGTGCAATCGAAACTGTGGATAACAGTTCAGGTAGTGCAGGTGATTTGAACATACGCGTTGCAGGTGGAAATAGCTTCTGCTATATGACAGCAGGGGGTGCGATTAAAGTTGGTGAGACAGTAAAAGCTACAGCAGCTGGTAAAGTCGTTGCCGATTCAACTGCACTTGGTGCAAATGTAGTTTTAGGTCGTTACTTCGGAAAAGAAAACGAAACCGTTCCTTCCGATGCTACAACGAATGATGTTGTAATTGTGAGGCTAGGATTGTAGATATGACCAAAAAAGATACTGCAATTACTTATTCGCCATATACCAAGAAATTCTATCAAGGTTCTTGGGATAAAGATGGCACAGACTTTAGTAGAGACTATGGCATGACTGCTCTAGCAAAACTAAATCTAGATGCTAACATTGGTGATGGAAGAATTGAACCAATCAATTACGAAACATTCAGACAAGCAGAACGTGATTTCAAGAGTGGTAACATTGACGGAACTTCATTGTCCAACATCACTGTCATTGATTTGCTCGAACAAGTTGTAAGAAAAGAATATCGTGACTTTAACGCAATTAATGCAGTTAGAAGAATCCCTGTTCCTAAATTACAAATGAACGTGCCAATCACTAACAAATATGGTGCAAACAAGAAAGTGCCAGAGTTAGCACAAGCAGATCAGAAATCTAACACCTTTACACAAGCACAATTACGTTTGTGGAAAAACGTTGTTAGTATTTACGAATCTGATGAATCACAATTAAAGGGAACAATCAATCCACTCGAATTTGAGATTGAACAAGCAAGTGGTGCTTTAGCACAATCTGCTAACGAACAAATCGTTACAGAAATTGAAGCAGGACTTGCAACTCAAGCAGGTGGTGATTGGGGTGCTATGGTTACAGCAGGTGATTTCTCAAACAGAAACCCACTCAACGATATTGTTGATGCAGTTTCTACAATCACAGGAAATCATTTCAGACCAGACACAGCAACAATGCATCCTCGAGTAATATCTGATTACCAATCTAATACATACATTCATGCTAGTACAAGACCTGACACTCGTCAGATCAGTGGTGTATTCCCACTAGACAAGATGCCAAACGTTAACACAGTTGTTGACGTTGGATTTACAAACACAGTCGCATGTGTTTTCGATTCAAGAGGTGCATTGTTAGGTGAGGGTGCAACAATCGCTGAATCTTTCAGAGATCCTTACAGAGGTGCAGACGGTTACATAATTCGTCAGTTCCTACAACCAAAAGTCACAACATCTGACATTGGTGTAAAGATTACAGGCGTATCAGCATAATAGTATAACAACATGGAAACTAATTCCATTCCTTCTTTCTTTTATTCAAACACAACAAGAGAATGTTATCATGGTTGAATTTGGTGAAGCAAATCTTAATGGAAGCAGATCACAACTTTACAGAAAGTTACAACAAGGCATAATTCAAGGTGGTGGCAATACTGCTGTTATCAATACAGAATCACTACGTTATCTCACAGAAAAAGAAGTAGAGGAACATGAGTAATGGCATTTGTTTACTTTGTCCTACAAGACACAAAAGATTTGTTGAATGTTCCATTGAATGTAGAGAGTGAAGATTCTATCTTAGAACAACTTGGAACTAAAGCTGATCAATATTTTACTAATCAAATGACTGCATACGCAGAACTGCTACCATTAACAGCAGGAAATCTAACCACAGCACAACAGGCAACAAACCAATATGTTGCATCATTATACATGGCAAGAAAACAGAACTTTGAATCTGCAAAGTATTGGGAAGAAAGATACAAAGAAACAACAAATACGCTTATCGCACTTTTGACTTCTGACCCAACTAACAGAACTAAACGTGTGTCTGTTACACTACCATACACAACTGAACCACTCAAAAGTGACAGTGGATTAGAATACTAACGAATAGTTCTCTTAATCCTAAACGTACTCAAATTCTTATGTCACATCACATGGAAGGCAATTTCAAATGTTTCAATCATGATTTTTCAACATCTAAACCAGAAGAATGGCAAAAACACATCGGTGAAAAAGAACATCAATACACAGGTGAAGCAGAATGTGTAACATGTGGCGAGAGAGTAAAATTAGATTGGAAAGGTAAATTACAAAACAAAATGTCACCAAATGTTTTGTGCAAGGGGTGCAAAGAACAATGAGTAATTTAATTGACAATGTAAACAATGGCGATGCTTTTGATTATTCAGTTAATCATGGTAGCAGTCTAAATGATTCTAGTTTAATTCATGGTTACGTTACTGTCGTAAAAAACGCAGGAAAAGATAATGAAGAAACACTTTGTAAAAATAAACATAATTTATTGACCAATGCAGGTAGAGATTATTTCCACGATCAATGTTACAAAAACACATCAGCAGGTGGTGCAGGTTGTAACTTTATTGCATTGTCAGAAAACTCTAGTGGTGCAAATGCAACTCACACAGCAGTTGCAAATGAGATTACAACAAACGGTTTAGCAAGAGCAATTTCAAGTCCTACACATAACACAGGAACTAACACAACAACTTTAACTAAAACATTTACTGCATCAGGAAGTTTTACAGCAGTACAGCTTTCAGGAATTTTAAACGCAAGTTCAGGTGGAACATTAGGAAACGAAGCTACATTCACTTCTGTTGCATTAGTTACAGGCGATACATTAGCTGTTACGTGGACACTCACGTTAGGGTGATAACACATGGCTAGAACAGGCTATGGTGTTACGACACATTCAGTAGTAGCATCAGGAACTAATGATGCAACTAAGGAAGTTAGTTTAGATGCTTGGAACGCTAATCATGTTAAATCAGAAACAGGAATGTTGGGCTTTACAAAACAAAGTGCAACAATATCAACTAATGCTATTGCAGTAACAGGAACTTTAATCGAGATTCAAGCTGACGGAACATTAAACACAATCACACCAACTGATGCAAATGAATTTGATCTTATCTACTTAATTGCAAAATCAACTGCAACATCTGTCACTATTACAAGTGATGATTCAGGGGGTGCAGGAAAGATTAGATTACTAAGTGGTGATGGAACAGAAACACTATCCACAACAAGTCCTATGATCTTAATG